AAATCATCAGGAAAGCTTTGGATTTTATCTAAAATTACTTCTGAAAATATAGGCCCATTATAAGCTTTTTCTTGTAACTCTGTATAATAATCTTTAAGGTTTATACCTTCAGGTATATCTTTAGGCAATTTAGACATATTTATATTAACTAAACTACTTACATCTGCAGTTTCTTTATAAATATAATTATTATATAATCTATCTAAATTTACTGAAGTTTTATCAAGACTCCTATGATAAGATATAACTCTTTTAATATTATTTAATAATTTAGCTTCTATATACTCAGATTGATCAATATTATTTGATAATGTTGGCTTTGCTAAACTTTTTTTATATTTAGCAATACGTACTTTTTGCATAAGTTTAGTATACATAGCAGAACCTTCTGCCTCTGCAGCCGTTTCTCCACCTTGAAAATCATCTAAGATATGACGCATTTCATGCGCTAAAACTTCAGCAATCCTTGGGACTAATTGATCATTCTCTGATTGAGAAACAATCTGTTTTACTTTTTGTAAACTTAAATAAATAGTACTTTTGTCATTACTGTGAACTTTACCAAAATGTCCAGGATCTCCATGTTCTAATACAATCTTTTCAATTCCATTGAAAAAACTAGGGTTTATCTCTTCAATTTTTTTTATAGCTTCTTCTACAAGAGGTTCATAAGGTTCAATAACAACATTAACCATTTATTTAATCCTTATTTAAATTTTCTTCTTCACTTCCAAAAAATACATATCTTTTCCCATGCCTTTCTTTTAAATCTATAATAGAAGCGACAAAATTAGTAATAATATCTTCTACATTTTTATAAAATTCATTAAGCTCACCTGGCTCCAATTCCTCTTCCATAGCGACTATCACGGTTGCTAAATTATCTAAAGCTGTATTACTTGCAATAATAAGGTCTGACCCTCTATCAGGATGCGCTGCGACATTTTCTCCAGGAAATGGAATTATATCTGCGGCTTCTTTTTTTAAAGATATCGGAAATTTATCATGCCAAATCATCCTACTAATCTCCTATTTGCAATAAATAATTCAGGATTAACATCCTTATTTTTTAACTTTAATCTAAAATGTAAATGTGCTCCATGTGATCTTCCAGTATTACCAACTAAACCAATTGTATCACCTTTTGAAACTTTCTGTCCTCGCCTTACATATATTTTACTTAAATGAGAATAAGATGAAGTTAACTCTTCATCTTTATGATATATTATTATATAGTTACCACTACGATCATCATAAGATGAAGATTTTACAACTCCATCATCAAATGAATATACTGGAGATCCTATTTTTGCACCTATATCAATCGCACTATGAAAACCACTCCTTCTTTTGCCATATGGAGAAGTTATATTATGTTCGATATTAGGTTCTATATTAGGTATTCTATTAGCTGGACATCTATATCTTTTCTTGGCTCTGTAACTTTAGAAAGACGTTTTCCAGTTAAAGCAATTTGAATAGCATCTTCAAGAGAAGATGTAGCTTCAACAGATAAACTATGAGCATATTTTTCCATTTCATATTTTATATTAAAATCCATTATTTAGCCCCTGTTTTACATAATTCTATAAAATAAATTAATTCATTAGTAAAAAGCTTTATTCTATAAATAGAATTATAGTTGTCATTCTTCTCTTTGTCAAATTTAGACTTATTAGCAGATAAGAATTCTTCTATTGTTTTAGCTGTAGACAATAAAACCCTTTTATTATTTCTTTTTAAGTAAAATGAAATATGCGTATATAATTTTCCTAAAACCTTTCTAGTGTTAACTATATCCATAGGTTTTACTAAATTCAATTCTTTTAAAATAATTTTTTGCATAATTTATCTTATAGTGGAGGCATACCGCCACCTGGTTCACCAGGAATTAGCCCACTTGGAGGACCGCCTAAACCTTCTGCGCCAGGAGGTCCTCCAAGACTAGGTGGGCCTAAATCACCCAAACCCCCACCAGGTCCTACAAGCCCATCAGAAGGCCCCCCTAAGCCTCCTCCACCAGGAAGTCCTCCTAATCCACCTGAGCCGCCAGGAACACCAGGTAAGGCTGTAGTAGAGGTATCTAGATTTTCAATAATTGGTTTGTCAGAATTTAAAGCTCTTAGTTCAGAAAGAGATAGTTTTGCAAGCTCTTCTTGCTCTTTAAGAAAAATTGCTTGAGCAATAGATTCTTCACGTATAGAAGTATCCTCATCTTTAACATTAAGTCCAAGACTACGGTAAAGAGTTTTCTTAGAAGCAGCTCTTTGAGGTTTGTCATACAAAGACATAAGATGACCAATATAAGAGTCAAGATCATAAAGAGTCATCTGATTCCATTCTATTTCTGGAAGAATAAGTTTTTTATTACCTTTTTCATACCTATAAAAGCCATTAACTTCTGCAATAGGAGCAAATATTTTTTGAATCAACCAATTAGACATCATTGTACGAAAATTGTTATAACGTTGACGCATAACATCCAAAGCTACAGATGCTGATGCATAAGTTGCTCCTTCTTGAGTAATAATAGCTTTTGGAACCATCATTCCCATCAATACATTATCCATAATCATAGCGAAATCATTTTGGAGATCTAATACTTGTCCACTAAATCCAACTCTTTCAATAGAAACATCAGGATGAGTTACGATTTTAAAATCTTTATCATACTGAGCTTCTTCAATAATTTGGCTCCAAGATTGTAAATCTTCAGGAGTTGGATAATGGCCATCTGCATTAGAAGAACCAACCTTAACTAAAGTAATTGGATTAATCATTCCATCAGCTTGAACATACTTAGATTCACGAAGTTTGTCATAAAGCATTAAATCTTTCCAACAACTAACAATCATGGAAGTTCCACGAGTATCATATGGTGAGGAAAGATGTTTTAAATGACTAACATTAAAACTATCTAATGGAATATATTCACCTTGTAAAACATGATGAATTACTCGTTCATCTAATTGTTCACGAATTTGTGCATAAGCAGGATCATTACTTGTAATAATTTTTTCTAATTCTGGATCAGGTCTTAAAGATATTGTGCTAACACCAGGGATAGGAGAAGCTTTTACTGAAATATAATCTGGATTATGTAGATAGATCTTATCCCACATTCCACTACTTTCATCAAAACTAGAATAAACTATTGCTTCTCCAAGTTTCCAATATTCTAAAGCAGCATGTTGTACTACAGTTGTTAAATCAACCTTCTCTGCCATATCTAAATAAAACTGTTCCTTATCTTTATCTTCACATTTAATATTTAATTTGCTAATGGGATAGGTAGCATGTAAATTAACACAGTTTCTAATTATAGGATTCGTTTCATAGTAAGCTCTATTCCAAGCATTTGCAGTAATTCTATCACGAGGTAGTTGTAAATTTTGAGTAAGAAAAAGTGGTGAAAAGAATTCAGGAGCTAAGTGAACGGTACCACCACCGCCACCTAAACTTACAGGAGAGCTTGATCCCAAAGAAGCTTCTTTAATTAAAGTTTTAGGTTTAATTAGATGAGCTGATCCTAAGTTAGCTCTAGGATTACTAGCTTCTCTTGAAGAAATATTATGTAAATGATCTTGTCTGCTTTCACTTAGAGATTTTAAACCAGGTCCAGTCAATGAAGCATAAGGATCATTTTGTTTACTTTTATTTTTAATAAAGTTTTCATAGTTTGAAGTTCCAAACCCATTGTCATCAAAATTATCTTTTTTTGTTGGAATGCCATTACTTCTACTTCTCATAGAATTATAAATCATCTCATCATAATCACTTGGGCGCTCGTCACCAGGGCCCCATTTACCATAATTCATTTATTCTCCTAATTAGTGCATTCCTGGAACATAGCTTAAAATAGGTGCAGGTAATTTATTTACACTATGTGATTCTTCTAATGTTTTAAATGCTCCAGTTGATAAATATTTATATGCAATTACAGCATACATAAGTGCCATCAGCCCATCATTAGGCTTTGACCCTTTCACATATTTCTTTACAATATTTCCATCTCTATTTCTAGTTACTGTTTCCATAGAAGTGCAATGTTCAGCTAACCAATGTAACTGTTCCCAAGCTAAACCTTTAGATGGAAATCTTATTTTTCCTCTACGAATCATATCAAAAATTTCTTCAATCATTTGATCTTTATTTACAGTAACTCTTAAATATTTAGAGTCAAAAGAAAATTGCTTTTTTGCATTTCCACTATTAATACACCCTAAAAATCTAGTTTTATATCCCATTTCTAATTGGACGTACCTTACTGTTTGTTGTCCATATCCAATATCAGCTACAGCTTGATGAATTCTATATGTTTTATATAATTTGTCAACAACATCTGCATGATACATTATATCATTCTTTTTTAACTTAAAAGCATTTTCTATTGTAAATATTCCTTCTGTATTTATTGATAATATAACTGCAGTTGTATATGACTGCCCTTTAGTTATGCCTTTATTTTCTTCTTCATCATCTATGCCACCCCAATCCATACCAAGAACCATTGTTTTACCAGTCTGATCTTTAATAGCTCTTGATGTACCACGAGTTTCATCTAATGCATTTGCAATAATATCTTCCATAGTTAGAGGCAGTCCTCCGCCACTATAAAAAGTTCCTAATGTTTCATTTTTCCAAGCTCTTTCACTAGCACTTTCATTATACTTAGGCCAAGATTTTAAAACATTCTCTTTTTCAAAAAGAGGCATCAACATTAAATTATGATGAAATCCTATGTTGTTTTTCTTTTGATGAAAGTCAACGACTCTTTTCCCATCTTTAGTTAATCTAGTTGGAACCCAACGACCATTATCTATTGCATCTCGTTTATCTTGATGAAATGCACAATGAGGACATCTAACTTCTTGTTCTTTAATCCATATATCATTCCAACTATCATCTTCTAAATTATATAAAAAGAAATATTCTGTGCAAGATTCACACCGTAATTGATAAAATCTTTGATCTGAAT